GAGGATTTTAAGGCGTTGGCGCAGTATATCGTGGGAGGTAAGGGCTGATGAAATCAACCAGCAAAAAATCAACGGGCTTGCTTGGCGGGTTTGATTTCCAGCCTGTCACCGCTGTTTCTTCTGCCCCTGCGGTAGTCACTCTGCCAGAGAATGAACTGTCTGGACAGAATCAGCAGACTACACAGAATGAGCATATTCAGCAGAGTAGTCAGATGCAACAGAATGAAGAAATGCAACAGACTACACAGAATGAGCAAAATGAACAAGCGCGGCAGATGCGTCAGAATGAAAACATGGAGCAGATGCAACAGCCGTTAAAAGAGGACAAGCCGAAAGCCTTAAAGCAAGCAAAGCGAGTTCAGGAGCATATTGAGCAGGGCAAGGTTGCAGAAGCATTGCAGGAAGCTGGTATTGTTAAAGAAAAAATTGATGCTCCTGTGGATAAACGAAAATCGGACAGCAAGGGAAAGGAAGATGTAAGAACATCTCGTGTCTCTGTGCCAATGAGTGAGAAAGAACGAAAATTTATTTATCGCGAAGCCAGAAAGCATGGAATGTATCTTGGACAGTATGTATATACTCTCGCAGTTGCGGCAGCAAACGGAAAAATTGTTTTAGAGGACTTTTTGGAGGATTGACATATGATTGCTTATAGACCGCATCGTGGCTCTTTGAAAAACGCGCTGAAAGAAACAAGAGTTTTTGCGAACGAATATAAAATGAAGCAAAGCATTGCAAACGAATGGAATCTGACTTGCGGAAGAAAAGAATTGAATCCAGAAAACATCGTCATTTCTAAAGACGGCTATTCCGATTACAAAAGCGGATGGCGAAATGTACATGAGGTTTGTGTTACAAAATTGGGAAGCAAAGACCTTGTTAATGAGATGGGAGCAATGCTGTGCATTGGATATTGTTCATGCGATGTGTCAAATGCCCCTAAAATTGGACAATGGGTCAATGTAAAGAACGAGATGCCAGACGAATATAATCCGTACGTTATCGGATTTAGCCAAGACGAATTTGACGTTGAGATTGTCGGATACGAAAAGGACTTTGGTGAATGGCGAGATAAAAACGGAAAACCTCACAATGTCACATATTGGATGCCGTTGCCTGAGCCACCTGTAAAATATTAAAGAAAGGAAAACAAATGAAAGAATATGAATTAAAGCCATGCCCATTTTGCGGTGGGAAAGTTAGAATCGCCGTAACCGGATTTCATTCACAGAAATGTATGTTTGTTACAAGAGGCATAGACGAAAGCAAAAAGAATTGTACCTGCAACTTATTTATGGAAAGTGAAGGGTATAGTTCATCGTTTTCTGAAGACAAAATAGAAAAGATAAAAGAAGAATTAGTTAAAGCGTGGAACAGGCGAATTTAATAGATTTTGGAGAGTTTCGTATGCGACTATATAAGCCAAAAAAGCGCAGAACCAAAGAAGAGCAGGCAAAAATCAATGAAGAAGTAGCCAAGTGAAAAGCAAAGCTGGCTGAAAAGTATAATGCCAATACGCAGTATTATAAGGGCATTCCTGTTGAATTGATTATAAGAGAGGATTACGGTTGCTATAAGGCAAAGAGGTTCAAAATCAACGGAACTAATCAGAACGTGTGGATTCCGAACTGCTATCTTGAAGAAGATGGAACAATCAAACCGAACGTCAACATCGATTTTGTGTTCCGTCAGTCTGTAAACCAGTTAAACAAAGCAGGAATCACGCAAGCTATTATTGGTATCAAGCGCAAAATGACCGGTACGGAAACATATAATCTCAAAAACGCCATGCAGAAAATCGGAGATACGGGAGGTAATACATGGGTTTAACCATTAAATGCAAAAAGACAGGGCGTGAAATGGATGTAAGTTATTTCGGATTCAACAGGTTGAGAACGAAAGTAGCCGAACTTGTTAGCCCAGAAGTCGGAAAACACTACCAGATGCTTAATGGCATTTTCAACATGACTTCTCCTGCGAAAGAACACGCACTGAAATCATACGATGATGAAACGGAACGGTTGGTTGAAAGTAAAGTACTCCCAATCAAAATTGCGGACTTTCTTTATCAATCGGATTGTGACGGAAAAATCAGATATGGAGCTTGTAAAGAAATCCTGAAAGTCATAGGGGATTATGATGACAAGACAATCTATGGATATGCTGGCAGAGAAAACCCTGCAAAATTCAGAGATTTCAAAGAAATCCTGCAAGATTGCGTAGATAATAAGTGTTTTATGACTTGGCTATAAACAACAAACCCCTGTGTAGTCAGAACGACCGCACAGGGGTATTGTTTTACTTATCAGCAATGCAATCCCAGTAGAGGTATGCCTTGCCATCTACGGCATCCGTGTCCTCAAGAAATGCCTTTGCCATGTCAGCGTAGAAGCCCGGAGTGTCAACGGACTGGCGTTTCGCCACCTGACAATAATCCGAGTACATCATGTTCATAACTGCCCAGAAATCGTTGGGGTCACAGTTGATATTGCGCTGTTTGGCGACTTCCTGCGTCTGTTCCAGTGTCCAGTGACAGCCCTTTGTGCCATCAGCGTTCATCATGCTGTCGCACCATTCCTCTGCTTCATCGTGCGAGAGGTGAGGACGTGGCATCTTGATGGAACGACTGTCAGCACCGCCATGCTCATACTGCCCGGCAGATTTACTCCAATCGCCAGTCTGCGAGAAGCCAATCTGCGGCATCCTGCGGTCACGATACTCCACGTCAGGGTAGCGGGGCTTGGGGTAGGGGTCAATGTATCGGTTCTGTTCCTCGATGCGCCATGCACGGCGGTAATCGTCACTACCGCCCTCTTCCAGCTTGCGCAAACGGCGTTCCATCTCACGTTCACGGCGGTCACGTTCTTCTTCCAGACGGTCACGTTCCGGCTCACGGCTCTTGTCGTGGTCACGGAGCATCATCATGCGGCGAAAATTGTTCTTGCCCATACATCACACCTCCATCAAGAAATCGCCAACGGAGCGTTGGCATGGGAGCGGCAGAAGCAACCCAGATATTTGAACGTGCCTGTGCCGGTAGCGGACGTTGCCACACGGGTAGCGTAGCGTGTGCGGGTATGGATGCACTCTGCCGTAGCCTGTGCGCAGTTGCAGTCGGTCAGGGGATAGGTGGTCGTTCCTGCGCCAATGGTGATTACAACAGGAGCGTTCAGCGTGGTGGTGTCAGACAGGGCTTGAGCCACAACAATACAATACTTCTCTCCTGCGGCGTAAGAACCAGAGGGGATGTTGATAGTCAACGTATCATCGGCAAAGGTGACTGCCTGTGAGATAATAAGCCTGTTGCACAGGCGGCAGCTTGTTTTGCAAGCCATAGTGTTTTCCTCCTATAAAATCAGGGGCAGAGGTGATTACCCCTGCCCCGATGGTTCACCCGGTTTTATCGGGGAGTTGGTAACGGCTTAGCAACAGGTGTTGCAGCAGTTCACGCCAATGTTGGGATTTGCCACCTGATAAGCGGGAATCGGGCGAGGATTCACACGGTTCAAGATGGTATCGGTCTGCTGGCACATCGCAGAAGTGAGAAGTGCGTTCTGGCTTGCCTGAGAAGCTGCGAACTTGAGGTTCTGGTTCTCGGCGGTCAGAGTAGCAATCTTATCCTGCACGAAGTAGTCCATCAGGCTGCGGTAGTTGGCGTTGCAGTTGTCCATGACCGCACGGGCATTGTCTGCGATAGCCTGACGGGTAGCGCAGTCTTCCTGTGCGATGGTGTACTTCAGGTCGCCGATCAACTGCTTGTTCTCGCAGCAGCAGGATGCCAGCTGCGTTGCAAGGGCGGTCTGACCAGCCTGACGTGCGTTGCCCTCCTGCATGATAGCAAGCTGGGTAGCGTTGTCACCGTTTGCCACACTGCGTTCCAGACCGTTCACAAGCTGTGCGTTCTGATAGCCCAGAGTGCAGATAGCATTGTTCACGCCAGCGAAGCCAGCGGCAATGTTGGCGTTGATGCCGTTCATCTGTGCCAGCTGGTCATAGCCCAGAGAGCAAATGCCGTTCTGGATGCCAGCCAGAGAGCGGGAAGTATCCTGCTGGTAGAAGCCCTCAGACAGAGCGGCACGGGTATCGTTACCACCCTGACCAGTTGCGCCAGTGCCGACCAGATAGGGGATGTAGCTGTTCATACCACCGTCACCGCCATTGCGACCGTAGCCGTTGGTTCCCCAGCCAAAAATGATAGCAAGGATGATAACAGCCCACAGACCTTCGTTGCCGAAGAAACCACTGTTGTTGTTACCGTTGCCGTCCTGTCCAGCCAGATAGCCAGTTGCAAAATCGTCCATAACAAAACTCCTTTCAGTTTTGCGTTATGCTATCCTACCGCCGTATACGGTAGGCGAAGCCAAACAAAAGCGGTTTTTGTCAAGTCCGCAAAACTGAGAAGCGTTTCGCTTAGAGGGATGCTTTATCTTGGAAGTGTCAGATTTAAGACGCTTGCCAGCTGGTTGAGGTCGATGCCACGCTCTTTGGCAAGGTTCTGTGCCATCGTGCGCAACTGCGCTTCGCTCTTGCCTTGAATCAGGTTCATGCCTTGCATGATAGGCATATTCTGACCGCTCAACTGCTGGATAAGGTCCATCGGGTTCTGCCCGGCACGAGCCAGATTTGCCAGCTGCATAATGGGGCTGTGCGTAATCATATCAAACGGAGAGGGCATTGTTATTCTCCTTTCTTTGCTGCGGCTGTGGGCTTAGAAATGCTCTTCTGCCACTTTTCCAGCTCATCCAGCCGTTGCACTAGCTTGTTATACTCTTCAACAGGCACATACTGCTGTGTCGGTGCAGCTGGTTGCTGTGCCTGTTGAGCCTGCATCTGCTGCCATGCGGCGGGACTGTAAAACTCCTGTACATAGGATTCACAGGTGTCCGGGTTTAGCCGCTTGCAATAGATCACGCCGCTGCGCAAGTCCGGACAGTAGGTCGGTCTGCCATACAAATCAGACGGAATCGCCAGAAATTCTTCCCGGCTTGATACAGGTCTGCCGAGCAACCATCCGCTTTCCTGTGCCGGTTGCTGGATATGCTGTTGCCCATTCACTGGCTGCGGACGCTGTGGCTGCGCTTGTGGCATCTGCGGAGAGGGCAGGGGAGTGGTAAGACCAACGGCTCCCATGCCACCACCATAAGGGTTTACGGGCTGCTGTGGAATGTATGCAGCGCCGGGCTGTGCTGTTGGATAATAACTCATAAAACATCCCTCCTGTTGTGCCTAGTGTACCGCATTAGCAAAAATCGAAAGACAACGAACGCACAACAAAGGACAAAAAAGAAAAGCGTCCACACGGAAAAATCCGCATGAGCGCTTAACTGTTAAGGGCACACACATTGGAGTGCGATACTAAAATAGCATATTGTTTTCTGCGTGACAAGTCATTCGACAAAACTAGTTAGAATAAAACAAAATCCCCCGATTTACATACA